CCAACCGCCATGCGGTTGTTCAACGTGGAAATCGCGAGCGTGTTAAACGTGGTCTTCATAACTGCATTACCTTTCTGCTATGTCCCCTTGGGGGACGGGTTATACGACCATCTCTTTGAGATGGTGCGAGGGTTGATTGCCCTTGTGAACCGTCGATGGCTTCGTTCCCCTTGGGGGAAGTCATCAGCCACCGACGGCTCGAAAAGGACAGTCACTCCTTTGGAGTGTTACTGTATGCCTACACGCAGTCACCGCGTCACAGGTGACAAGCCATAGGCTTGTTGAGGTTCAGTTACGCACCGTTGCCTCATGGTGCTCTGGGAGGTAACTTCGTTACGCCGTCCGTTCGGCTCTCCCCGGTTTGGAACAAACCGCCTCGGTTCGTGGATGTGCTGGCATTTTAGGCACACTTCACCCAAAGTTGGCATTTGCTCCATTCCCACTCGCTATGTCACGCGCCACCTATCAAGGACGCGCTTTCGCTCCGTGGACGTAGCCCGCGCTGCTGTGACGCTGCGCTCCGATTGCTACGCTGGCCACCTTCAACACCCTGATAAGGGGTGTTACACCCGGTCACACTACCGTCTTTCAACCCAACCGTCACAGTAACTCCGTTACTGCGTGATGCCGTTTGTGTCTTGAAACCACCGTCGGTGCCGCAACCGACTACCGATGCCGTAGAAGCTTGGGAAAGCTTCGATACGCTCGCTTCAGTGGCCCACATACGCTCAACCTACGGTTGAACCTACTCGCCCGGCTTAGTGCCAGTGCAAATGGCCATGCGGTTGTGCGTTGCTGCTCCGTTGACTCGCCGCCAACGTGCCGTAGCTCCGCTGCATCTGGGCTATCGACTCTGGGCAAGTGACATTTTCAAGGCTCGCCGCCCGTCACCGCTTGCGTCTTTCGCCGGACACTAACAACCGCGAAATTTCGCTGCATCGGACACCGTTGCAACACCTTGTCGGCCAATGGGTTGCGACGGCGCTGTAACCCTATCGGGTTAAGGGTTACAAAACCTCGCCACGCTTCAGCGTCATGCGACCAGGCCAGGGGGTGGGTGGGGGTGCGTTCGACAGCGTAAGTGATAGATACATCCCCTTTCCGAACTTTCTGGCTTATGGCAACCCTGCATTACTGGTTACATTTGTGACATTTACGAACTGGCATTTGGCTGACTGGGTAAAAATGTCTGGGCATAATACTCCCCGCATAGGGAGCTGACAGGTTTTTGAGCGGCGGTTGCCCGATACGCCCGTAGTAACTGTCAACTTGCCACGGATAAGGTGGCGGCAACGGTCGAGACTGTCTTCTTTACGATCCTGTCGTCTCCCCGGCTTAATGCTGGACTTGCAGCATGGCCGTCAGGGTGCTTTATTACCGCCGTCACGATTGGTTACGTCTGCGGCGGGAGTCTGCCCTGATCGCTGTGTTTTATTAACGAGTCCGTTTGAGGCTGCGGCCGAGGCCACACTCGAAACTTCATTTACGTCAACTCGTTCGGTGGAGTGCGCCAACCTTTGATGGCGCACAAATTCTCTGGTGATACGCTTCAATCCACGCCCACTTGCATTAAGGCGCTCATGCAACAATCTGTGGTGATGTCGGCGGAATTCTTTTTTAGCTAAACTGGAAAAGAAACGACTGCTGGGGTTCAAATCGTTTTGGCGGCGATTATGACAATGAACTCCGGTGTTGCCACCGAACCCAGCAGTCGAAATTTCAGTTTGAGTATTCATTGTCGTCGTCACCGCCGCCAAGCGATACGCACGTCTTATTGCATAGGTCCGGATGGGTGTCAACAGAAATTTAGGGTTACTCGTCAGAATTTTCATCGCGCACAGCCTGGCGAGTGCGTTCGTCGGACTTGATGAGCCATTCCTTAATCTGACCGTATCGGGCGAACCAATTACCGACCCCATAGGAGACTGTGATTGTGCCATCCTCGATGGTGGGTTCGTGGCGCGTTGCGAAGATTTGCACGCTGTCGAAGTGTTCGCCCAGTTTCTTGGCGGCATCCTCAAGCAGCTTCAAGTCGTGGTTGGCGGATTCCTGGCTCATGGTTCAAAACGGGCATTCATCGTTTTTATTACTGCCGGGCCAGAGCATTTTGAACGGTGTGGGCTTCATTATGGATTCGAGTTGGGCGAGCAACTCGCGGTCGATTGAGCGCTCACGCTTTACTGGTTGATCCAGCTCGATGCTGTGGGTTGGCCACCAGGTTTTATCACAATTGGCAATGTGATGCCCGATCCAGGGCATGACCATTTTGGACCAGGTTTCGTAATCCGACCACCCATCTTCATGGTTGATGTCGTAAACATCATCGCCGTCCACGGCCACCCAATGCGTGGCTTTGTAGCGAGCCGTCATGGGAACTCCTTCTTTGCACCACGGGCCGCCAAACTGAACGCGCATCAGTCCGAACTTGGGCTTTTCTCCGCGCAACGGATCATCGCCGCGATAGCTGACACGGTAGGGTAACAGCAGGTTTTCCAGCGTGCTGAACATCATGGTCGGGCTGGTGTATTTCACGTCCTCAAACCGGACGATCTTCATGCGATCTCCGCGCTTGGGATGGTGCATGTGCTGGCGGATTTCGTTTGGATGAAGACCAAGGATGGCACACAGGGCGGATGGCCCACAGTTGAATCCCCAATGACAGCTTAACACCTCAGCTTCTTTGCTGTTGAACTTGAGTGGAATCATACTTTGCTGGTCAGGTGATACCCGTTGCAGAACTCGCAGCGATAGATGCGGAATCCGGCGGCGTTGCAGTCGGGTCTTCGCAACACGCATTCGGCGGCGTGCAAGGCCGCGCCCTCGGAAGGGTAGCGGCACTTGCCGGTCTGCCCGCACCGGCGGCCGACGCGGCGGCGGCTCTGCTGGCGGTGCAGCTCGCGTTTCATTCGACGACGGCTCATGTCAGTTTCCTGTAAGCTGTTTGAATCGCTGCATGAACAATGACTCAGCCTGAACTGGTGACATTGGGATAATTTTTTGATCGAATGGTTTCACTTTGCCATCCAATGACCACACATGGTCGGTCGGGGTCAGCAGATCGCGGCGTTCGGTCATCAGCGCCTTGTTGTCGCTGATCTTGACGTGAGGGTGCATCAACTTCTGCATTCCAAATTTTTCACACACGGCTTCCCACACCCGTTCTTCAATCACGATGTAGTCTGGCAGCGCGTATTTCAGAGGCCGAACCACATCGCCGACGTAGGCTTCGGTGGCGTCATGCAACAGTGCTTGCAGTGGCGCGCTGCTGCAATCATCGCTCACCAGCACGGAATGCTGGGCTACGGAATAGAACTCTTGCACATGCCCACCAAATCGACATATCCGCGCCAAGGCGTGGGCAATATCCCAAATGCAAATGTCATCAGGATGCGGGTCAACCGGGTAGAATTTCTTTCCGGTGTAAGTGGTAAACCAATCTCCGTTTCTCATAGGTCAATTGTTCATGGGCACTCCGCCCGCGAAGGCGAGTGCTTGTTCGGGTTGCATGGGCAGGTGAATGGTGTAGCCATCGGCGCTGATGGTAGCGCCCTCTTGGGCGTCGCTGCCGACTGGCAGGCTGTGAAACTTGAACCGTTGGCCGCACAATCCGCATTGGCTTTGGATGTGCAGCTCGAATCCACTCACGTTTTCAGGGTCGTTGGCGTAGATGTTTTTCACAAAATTGGCGCGTAGCGTTCCAAAGTTGTGCTGACATTCGGTGTTGCTCACGGCGCGGTCGGAGTCTTTGGGTTGAGCTTGTTTTTGCGGAACCATTCGCTGGCGCGGAAGGTGATCCAGCGACATTCCTTTTGATGATGCGTTCCGAAGGCGTTGGTAAGAGTGCGGGCCTTGCGGGTTTTGATGACAAACTTCCCGATTTTAGGAAGCACCAGTTGCTCATTTTGACAGAGCATTTCCGTGATAAAGTCGTACTGGCTATGCAGCACATTGCGGATGGTGCGAATCGGGATGCGCGTGGTGGCGTTGATGTGCGCCACCATCGCCTTGGTGCTTTTGCGAATGCAGGGCCGTTGCTTGGGATCGGGTTTGTAACTCATTTGTCTTGGTAGTCTTTGGGTTGATCGGTTTTACGAAACAGAGTGTAAACGATGTAGTAGATGCCCAGGCATAGCGGGGCGCCGAATACACCGATGCAGAAGGAGGCAGCAACCGCCCACAGGCAGATGGATGTCGTCATAGGTTGATGGATTGAGTGAACTCGCGAATGCGGGATATGATCGGCTTGCCTCGATCTTCGGAGAATTTGTGGATCAGGTCTTTCCCCGCAAAGTTGGTGGTGAACAGAATGGGCTTGCGATTGCTGGTGCGTGTTTCAATGACATCGTAGAGGTCGGCCTCGACGCGCTCGGTCATCTTGTTTTTACCCAAGTCGTCAATGAACAGCACGTCAGCATCATTCATCCACGCCTTCCAAGCAGCGTAAGCATCAGCTCCGGTTGATGCCGCCAGCGCGCAGCCGTCGGCAAACTCGACCGAGGTCATCGACACAACCGATTTGCAATCGTCCACGATCAGCTTTTTGATGAGCAGCCAAGCGCAGCGGGTTTTACAGGTGCGACTGTGGCCATGAAGGATCAACCCAACCGGCCCAACCTGCCACGTCAGTATGCGTGCCAGCTTTTCGGCTGGCGGCATGGACGGATGGTTCGGGTCGGTGTCCCTGTAAATGGCCGGGCAAACGCTCTGGAATGACTTATAGCGCATTTTCTTTGCCTGGTCGGCCTCCGCTACCCTGTTTTTTTGGTCACAGGCGTTGCAAACCGTTGGCTTGAGCGAAAACGGAAGCCCGATAATCGGCTCAAAGCTGAATGTTTCTCCGCAAAATTTGCAGGTGGTGGCTTCCATAGGTCAGAAAGGCACGTCGTCTTTGTCGGTCGGAGGCGCGGTTGGCCGCTCCTTTGGAGCGCTGCCTGATCCGCTGTTGGATTTTCGGTCGGGGAATCTGGCATTCCCCAGAATCTCGCCTTTGAGTCCTTTGTCGCGTTCTTCCTTGGTCATGGATTGCACCACCATGTAGTCGTCATACTCGCTGTCCGGTGTGGGGATCAGCACAATGTCGAGATACTGGCGCTTTTTCCCCAAGCGGTTGGTTTTGTCGCTTTGAAAAAGCCGGTTCTTGTCGATGAGCGTGACATCAATTTTGGCTACGATGGTTCTTGGTTTGTTTTCCATAGGTTAGAATCCGTTGTTGTGCTTACTGCTTTGGTTGTCTTGATCCTGCTTCCACTTGCGGGCGCGGTCGATCTCTCCAGTCAAGTTGTTGAGCAAGGTGGCGATGTCCCGGCGGCGGTAGTCAGATTCTTTGGGATGATCGAACGTGTAGTAGGACTCCAATGCGTTCATGTCGTCATCAGAAATCAACAACTCACTGACCTCCTTCAAAGCCTTCAGCTCCTTTACCGACCAAACAGTATGCTCGCGTCTGCCAAACCACCCCCCTATTCGATGCGCGAGTGGATATGACGGGGACGATGGACGAGGACGTATGACCGATGACGAGGACGAGGACGAGGAAGGCAGGATTTTTCCGCAATTCGCTGCCGAATCCTGCGGCTTGCCATCATTTGTTGCGCCGCCCTCTCCCCCCACTGCAACATTTGCAAACAATTGACAGCAAGTGCTGTCAAACTCTGGAAACTTGCTGTCGTTTGCTCGCGCTCGCTCTGTCCAGTTTGTCAATTGCAGGTATTCCTTGTCACCATGCGTGTAAAAGATGGCGAGTCCGACATCGCTCAACTCCTTGCGCATGGAATCTACCTGCGTTGTCTTGATGTCATCACGCAGCGGAAAGCAGTGTGATCGCAGCAATGTGGCATCAGCCTCATATCGGCCGTAATCGTCAACCAATGTGATGATGCGGATGTAGAATGATTGCGTCATCCAACCACACTTGTCCCATTTGCGGCTGGCGGTAATCCCTGGTTTTAAGAATCTTTGTGGCATGAGTTTACTTCACTTTCTCTAACGACGGTTCTTTCTGTTTCTCGGTAATCAGGCTTGCGCAATGGGTGTTAATTACGCTCTTGGCCATCGCCGCAGTGCATTTCTCTCCACGCGACTCAGCGATTGACTTAACCGCTTTCTCAAGCGCGCCAATTTTCACAGACACGCACTCCTTGAGGAATTTCTCGCTGGTCATCCCAAACCCTGTCAGTGCGTTGAATGCAGCCTCGGCGTCTTCGATGCTTCGAGTTGGTGGATTCTGTTCCAGTGTCCATCCAGGAATGCACTTCGGATCACCTTTAAGGTGGGCCTTGGCGTGTGAGCGCGCCGCCTTGATGATCTGCTCGGCCACGTCACACTTGTCTAGCAGTGCCGCCATGTCCTTGGCTGAAATGCCAAGCAGAGATGTCATGTCGGTGGACTCGATTTCCTTGAGAACATCGGCAGCCGCAGGGCACTTCAATCTGGCGGGGCAGAACTTGCATTGTGTCTCTCCAGGAACAAGCGGGGCTTTCGGGTCTTTGGAGCGATAGATGATCTCCAAAATCTCCATGTGGGCGGCTTTAAGATCGCTGAGTGAATACTCGCAAATCTCAGGCTCGCTGCTTACCAAAGGCTGAACGATGGCGGCGTATCCCTTAGATGCGGCGCACGAAGTCCTCGTCCACAGCAAAACCAACTGGGTTCGCAGTTGCAGGTTTGATGCCGCCGCCTTGTGTTCTCCGCGCCCGCTTTTGTAGTCGATAACCAGGGCCTTGCGCGTCATTGTAATCGGCGATAGCGAAACAGCGCCAAAGTCTGGCTTTCCGCTGAGAAGCTTTACACGGTCACGGAGTCCGGGCATGGACTGCCCGTAAAGCCACATGCGCGTCTCCTTGGTGGTTTCATACGGGTCGCCATCAAACACCTTGGCCACGACCTTATCGCGCTGTTCCAAGCACTGCTGAGCGACTTCAAGTTCTTCGGGCCAGCCCGACAGGTCGATGAAGTCTGGCGCCTCGCAATAAAGATGCACCCGGTCGCCAGACTCCGAGTATCGCTTCATCTCAGGAGACAGAAGTTCTGGAAGCCCTTTGCTGGCGTTAAACGATCCGGGGCATAGAGCCAGACGCTCGATGCTGCTGGCGCTCGGAAGTCCCTCGCGCTCGTCTGTGTTATCAATAACTTCTGAATTCATACTGGCTTCAAGCGATTGTCCGTCGGACGTGGGGATGCCATTGCCTTCTCGCCTTTGCGCCACTTGTTCCAGCACAGGATGCAAACGCGATAAGTTTCCTCTGGGGAAGACGCCTCCTTGTCAGAGCCGCCACTCAACGAGTTTCCGTGCTTGAGCAGATAATGGCGAAGCTGGAATCGGGGGTCGGACTTCTCGTTGAGATTCAGCCCAGTTAAAACCGCGTCCCAAAACTCCGGCGCCTTGCCACCCGCAATGTTGAAGGTTGCAAACATGCCAGCGATTACGGCAGCGCGACGGGCGTGCGGCCCGTCAGAATAGTGCTGCTGCTGAAACAAGCCAACCATGCGAAACAACTCCGGGTACTTGGTTTCGATGATGGCAGCGATTTCAGACGCAGCCAAAGTCTGGCGCTCACTCGGCTTCTCGAATTGCCACAGGCGCATTCCAGCGGCGAGCTTGTTGATACTGGACGGCCAAATATCGGCCGTTGCCCCCATGCCAGTCAGCAGGGAGCGAACAACGTGGCCGGGCGTGCGCGTCTTGTTTTGATCGAACGTGGAGTATAAGGCGCGCAGTTGTTCCTCGGTTTCAACTGCGTATTCGATGAAGCGAACCTCCGCAGAAATGTTTTCAGGGGCGTTAATTCGCATCCAGCAAGTATGCTGGCCATTGATGCGGTAGGTTTTTCCATCGGCCATGCACTTGCAGGTGGCGATGATGACGTGCTCCCAAATGAAGCGCCCAGCGCAAAACGCATTGTAAAGCGATTGCACATGCGCCTCGATGACATTGCGCTCTCCGGGGAAGGTGGACAGTTCGAGGAATTCGTAAGCGCGCTTGTGTGTGAGCTGGATGTCACGCGACGCGACGACCTCAAACTTGAGAGATTCTGCAATTTGATTCACCGGCTTTACGGTGATTTTGGGACTCAGTGTTTTTGTTGCCATAACGGTTCGGTGTTTTGTCTTTCGGTTTTGGATGGCTGCGACGCAACCGGCATCGCAGCCATCCGTTGTTTGATTGGTTATGCTGTTGGCTGGTGGGTCAACTGGCCGAATTTCTTGATGCAATCGGCGACAGCTTTGGGCGTCAGCTTATCCATCACCTTTTGCGGAATAGCGGAGTAGGAATCCCAGGAATCGGTATCCTTGGCGCCGAAGCTGATCTTGCAATAGTCGCGGAAGTCGTCGAACGACACCTTGCTTTCACCCATGATGCGGCCAAGCGCCTGCCACGGTGTTTCTTCGGCGGGAACGCTTGATGTGGGCGTGGCGTCAATCGCCTGATCGCTGTTACCCGTCAAAGCTGGAGCTGGTTCTTTCGGGGTCAGCAGAGGCTTGGGAGACGTGAACGACGCCGCAGGCTCGTTGTCCACATAAGTAACCTTGCCCTCGACATCAATGACCGCCTGATCCTTGGACATGGCCTCTTGCATCTGGATGGACAGAATCCCCCAACGCGCCAGCTCGTTCTTGATGACGGTCTTGAGCGCCATCTCGTCGAAGTGCGTTTTCCACGGGGACTCGTAGCCTCCGCGAAACGATTGGGAATATCGCTTGGCGTGTTCCTCAACTCGCGATTTCGGCCAGTAAGCTACCTTGGCAAACCCGTTTACCAGCGAGAACGCAAACACGTACCCCACCACCGGCTTGGATTCGTCAACCTTGCTCCAATCAATCACCGGCTCTCCAACTTCATCGTATCCGCCGAAAGCCTCGGCGTTGATGGCGCGGGCGTTCATCCGCTTGTATTGTCCGGTGCGCAACCCGAGTTGAATGTAACCCTTGAATCCCATCTGGAACTGCGCGTATTTTTCTCCGCCCTTTTTGTAGGGGACAATCCACGCAAACCCGAGATTCTTGTCCACGGGAAGGTCAAGCGCGGCGGCGATCATGGCTGACTGAATGATGCTGTTCGGCTCCACATCCTGCATGGTGTTGCCGACATTGATGATGGAAGTGCAAAACTGCTGGGCCTTTTCGCCCAACACTTCTTTGAACCTGGCTTGGTAGGCCGGACTGGAGATTAAGCTGCGCAGGGTAACAGGCCCGGCGGCTGGCTTTGTGTTTGGAGTTTGAGTTACTGCTGTGGTGCTCATGGTTTGATTACGGTTTCTTCCCACAATCCATTTACGCGCTTAACAATTACGAAGCGGAACATGGGAAACTGGCGAGCTGCGGTTTTGATTTTCACGAGGGCGTCGTCACGTTGGAAGCCCTTCACGTCCACCATTACCATCTCGCCGCTGGCGTTCAGATAATTGAAGTCGGGGGTAAACCTGCAATCATCACCCAACTTCAAAGTGATTGATTGGATGCCGATATGGGGATAGTTGAGTCGGCGCAACTCGGCCAGATACGCACGCTCAGTTTTGTTCAGCTTGGATTCGTCGTTCGATGGGCGGACGACAAAATTGGCAGTGGTAACAACTCCCACCGAACCCAGAGCGGCAGGAGATGCCATTGAAGCGGGGGCGCTGTTACCACTAAATTCGTAGTGACCAACTCCGCTTTCAGCGTTGTGCTGCTTGGCGGTTTTCATACGCCGGTTGTGGGCGTCAACTTGTTCTTTGGTCCAATTCATTTCGGCCACTCCGAAACTCGACTCCACCAGCGTTCGTATTCATGGAGGTGTTGCGGGTTAAGCGCTCCGAGAGCGGCGTCCGGCCACAAATGAAGACGATCAATTAACCCTGTTTCGTTGGCAGCCAACGCTGCTTGCATGAGTTGGTGGTGGGCGTATGCCGCCCACGTTTTGCGGGTAAGAAAAACATCAGTCTTCGGCTCAATTCCATTTGCAATGCAGGCGTCGTGAATGCGGCGCACATTATCGGCGCGGATGTTGATGTTCTCGTGGAATACAGTGACCGGATTCAGTGGTGCAATTTCCGCAAAAGTGGCGCGGATGTCATCGTAGTCGCATTCGGGATAGGTGGGGGCGACGGCCACAAACACATTCAGTCCTTGCTCACGCGCCAACTGAAGGGTTTCCAGCCGTCGCTCCGGGGCGGGCGCTTTCGGTTCATAGACTTTCGCGAGCCGGGAATTGAGAGTGGGGAGACTCATCCCAAATAGAAGTCGCGAGCCGAACCGCTTGAAGATGTCAAAGTCGCGCCGTGCCAGCGGCGACCGCGTAAGGATACGGACGTTCAACGATGAATTTTCCAAGATCAATTCCAGCGCTTCGCGCACAAGCTGGCTGGCTGAGAGCATCAGTATCCTGCGGCGGTCGGCGTCCACATGGCGAATAACCTGATATGGGTCGGTCGTGGTGCAGAACATGACGGCGCGATTGCCGTCGGCGTTCAGATCGCTCGCATTGGTTTTTTCAGCCAACTTGAGCGATGACATAAAGGCGTGCCTGTCCCATTTTCGCAGCATGAGGTAGTCGCCCCACTCGGCATCCGGGTCTTGCACGCCGTATTCTTCGCGAAGCTTGGCAGCCATCTTGATGGTGCTAACTTCGGGAACGTAGCAAAAGCGGCATCCATGCTCACATCCAACGGCAATGTTGTAGCTCCAGCATGAAAGTGATTTGAACTTGAAATTGTTGCGCTCAATTGTCGCCGGGCGCGTCCACAATGAAACCTTGTCGTTCATGCCAGAGGACTCCTTCCGGTTGCGATTTTTCCAGTGTTTATGTCCACACCGATGGCGCGGTCGTCCCACAATTCGACCATGCCGTAATCTTTTACGTTGGTGATGGGTAACACCTGTCCGATGTGTTTTTTGCTCCAGAGCTGAATTGGTGTGATGGCGTCTTCCAAGCCGCCACCAACAAGCGGCTTCAAGTGGCCAGAAACGCGAGCAGTAAAAATGCGAACATCTTTTCCTTCGGCCAGCCATTGCTTTACCCGAGACAGCATGAGCGGAACTGGTTCTCCAATGTGGTCAACGCCCTTCCAGCCGTCGTAAACGGCCAGCGTTCCATCCAGATCAACTCCAATCCATCCATTACTCACGGGGCACATCCTCGTCTGTTACTTTTGCAGCGCTTTCAAAGCGCGTGTGTTTTTTCATAAAGGTGAGATGCACAACATCGGTTGGGCCGTTGCGTTGCTTGGCGATGTCAAGGTTGGTTGGGCAAACGTCCGTATCGGCATCTTCGTCTTCGGACTTGTAAAGCAGCGCGATCAAATCTGCGTCTTGTTCAATCGCGCCCGACTCGCGCAAGTCGGACATTCTCGGCTTCCGCGAACCGCCTTTTTTGCCAGCGCCCTTCTCCAGCTCTCGGTTTAACTGGCTCAGCACGATAACCGGAACATTCAATTCCTTGGCCAGAGCCTTGATGCCTTCCGAGATACGGGTGATTTCCTGCTGGCGACCGTCGTCGCGTCCGCGTGTGGGAGCGTGCAGCAATTGCAGGTAGTCGATGATGAACAGTTTGACCCCGTGCAGTTGGGCCATCCTGCGGGCCTTGGCGCGAAGTTGGGTGATGGTAAGTCCGGGTGTGTCGTCGATGAACAGTGGAGCATTTGCCACCTTCGCCGCTGCCGGGGTAAGCTTCACGGCGTCTGATTCCGTGATGTAGCCGCTGCGAATGTCGCGCAAATTCACCCGAGCAACACTGCAAAGCGTGCGCAAAACCAGCGATTCAGCGGTCATTTCCAAGCTGAACACGCCAACTGGTATGCGCTGATTGATGGCGACGTGCTCCGCAATGTTCATCGCCAGCGATGTCTTGCCAGTGCTTGGGCGCGCTCCAATCACGATCATATCGCCGGGCATAAGTCCGCAGGTCAACTTGTCGAAGTCGGGGAAGCCGGTCATAATACCGTTGGCCCCACCGCTTTCCATCGCCCTCTCCATGATGCGCGTAGCCTCGACCACCAATTCTTTTGCCGTCCTTGTCCGGCGCGTTCCAGAGCGCGAATCCACCAGCTTGATAACATCGCGTTCCACGTCATCCATCAGCCCGGATACATCGCCCTCGTAATCGTAAATCTTTCCAACTATGTCGCTGCATCGCTGCACCCACAGCCGCATGAGATACTTCTCATGCACGATGCTTGTGTAGTAAGTCACGTTGGACGCTGACGGCACACAATCTTGTAGGGCGTTGAGGTATGGAATACCTCCAACCTGTTCGAGCATTCCGCAATCCTTGAGGTGTTGCTGCACTGTTATCACGTCAATTGGCTTGCGCTTGTCGAACATATCCAGCATCGCTGAATAAATCGTCTGGTGGCGAAGGTCGTAAAAAACGTCTGCGCCTTGCGGCAACACCTCGATCACTTGCGGCAAGCAATCGGTTGGAGACATGAGAACGCATCCAAGCACGCCCTGCTCGGCTTCGGGCGCGTGTGGCGGGAGGCGGTCTGCATCCGTCTTTTGCACAGGCGTTTGACGGCGGGCTTTCTTTAAGTCCGCCAATCCGCCCGCTGTTTCTGAAACTGAATCAACCATTAAACTCGTCCGGGTTGGGGTGGCGGAAACCGCTGCCAATGACGCTGCTGATAATCCCCTCGGCCACCACCAGCGCCGACCGGCAGCACATGCCGACACGAAAGCCGGTGCTGGCATCGCGAAACTTCAACACGGTGTTTTGATCGCAAACAGAACACACTCCCGGAACGTGGTCTTTTGGTGGAAGCATGAATATGCGGCTGGATTGTTGGGCGTTCATGTAAACTTGCTCTCGGACATGAATTCGCGGTAGATGCGGATGCGCTCGGTGAGTCGCGTAGAGTTGTAGAACCGCGACAATATCGCGGCCACTACTGTATCCCTGCTAGCTTTTGGTATGCGGTCTGAATCGGCCTGCACCCTTTCGCGCAAGTCTTTCTTTACTCGGACGTTAAGTTGAACTCGTTCTGCCATTTGAAAAAATGCTAGCATTGCTAGCACGAGACGCAAGAAAAAAAGTTGGACATGCTAGCAAGATGTGATAAAGTCACTGTAAATACGGGCTTTTCTAAACGAAAAATTATGAAAACCAGATCAAGCAACGCCGACGGCTGCGCCATTTTCAGAAGGCGCAGTGGTACAAGTGGCTGCTGTTCCTATTCGCATTTCTGGCGTGGGTGCTGATCCTTCTGATGCGAGGGAATTGGGAATAATTCGCGCTCGCATCAAAAACCGCTTGCCACATAAGTAACCAGAAGATAAGGATTACGAAGCGTTACCACCGAACGCGCCAAAACTAATGAAAGAGATGTTTGCGACAGTTGCAAAAGGCGCCGCAGGAGTGACTGCTCCTGCCGGTGGAATCTACATTTCCGTCCTTCCACAAATTGAAGCGTGGCTTCGGATTGCTTCATTGATGGCAGGTCTGGCGGTGGCGGCCGTCACCATCTGGAGTTTAACGCGAAAGAAAAAATAGCTGTTGACGCACGCTGTAACCCTGTGCTACTGGTTGCAGCATGAGAAACAAACACTTCTTCATCATCGTAGCCACCGTCATTGTCTTCGCCGCTCTGGCGTTGTGCGTTAGTTCGTTTGCCCAAGCCACCGGCACATCGGCGCCGGAGATTGTTGATTCCGGAATTGTTCCGTCGATCCCAACCGATCTCGCCACCAAGCCAATCAACGAATGGCAGCTCAATGCCGTGACCATCATCATCGTCATCCAGGTGCTTGGGCGTGCATTTGCATCGCTCAAATCTGGCGGCGGCCTTGTGGGCGTTTGGCGATCCCTGATTTATGGGAGCGCTAATTCAAAGTCGGAATAACCCCGTTGCTTACACCGATGAAAACAAGGGTTTTGTTCGTATTTTCGTGCGCGCTGCTATTGCTGGCCGGGTGCTTTACTCCGGCGCCAGTAGCGCCAGGGCAGGACGCGGTGGTGGTTAATGCCGAGCGAGTGCAAGAAACATCGCTCGAATACTTCCACCAGCTTGACGAATGGGAGCTGGCCAACCGATCAGTTCTTCCTGCCGAGGTATCCCGTGTCGTGGACAAGGTGCGAGACGACTTCCCGACATTGTGGAATGAAAGCCGCATTGCGCTAAACGCATACAAGGAAAAGCGCGGCGTTTCGTTGGAGGCGATGAATCGCGTGACTTCGGCGCTCAGCGCGGCGCAAGCATCAATGCTTAGGCTGCGATCCAACGATGCGCAGTCCATTTCCAGCCTCACCGAATCGCTGTTACGACTGTCCACATCAATTCAGCAACTTAGCAACTGACCATGTTTGCAACTATCTTGGAATTATTGCAGTTGGCCGCAGCCACGGCCGATACGGCTGTGCGCGCAAGGGCCGCGTATTTGAAGGCCAAAGAACAGGCTTTGCGCGACAAGCAGCTCACCCCGGAACAATCCGCAGAATTGGATGCTCGCGCAGAGAAATACTTTGCTGACGCCAAAAGTCATCGCAGTGGACGATGAAACTCGTCGCTGCATTGCTGGGGCTGTCAGTCTGCGTTGCATTGTCCGCCCCACCCCTTCCTCCTGGGGCTGTCAGCCCGATTGACTCGCCAAAAGGCAAGGAGCTGCGCGCAGCTACGGCGCTAGTAACACCACCAGTAACAGCGCCACAATCCACGAATTTGTTTCGGTTGGTCTTAAAACCGCAGCTTGGGCTGGTATTCAAAACCAATGTGCCGTCATGCACTGTTTACGGCGGCACCACAATGAAGTTCACCTGCAAGCTGAAGCTTACCAACGTGGTTGCGGGTGTGGTCCAGCCGTTGAAGCACCCGTGCCAAAAAACCAACAGCTTATTTCTCAAGGTGGAATTCCCATGAAAATCATTATCCGTTTGTTTCTGACCCTGACGTTGATCGCAGCCTCATTGAAAGCCCCAGCAGTCCTTGAAGACGGCGGGCTTTGCGATTGCGCTTCTCCGTGGGCAAATCTTGTTGCCGGTTCTTCTCCGCCAACGCCTCCAGGCTCTCCGGTGGCTGGTGCGTATAGCTTGAACAACTACTCGCTGGCGATCCCGGCGGTCGGTGATTACGAGTTGAAGGTGGTGTCGTCGAACGTGCTTGAGCTGTTCAGGGTTACAAGCAAGCCACCATACCCATCGGCTTATACTCAGTGGTCGTTCATTGACACCAACGGAAGCGGCTCAATTCCATCCAGCTCCGACTTTGTGGTGAAGACCAATGGAGTGACCGCATCAATCACCTCAGTCGGCTTTAAGCGCCGGATGCTTTACGGTCCTTTGAAGACCAGGGATTATCGGGTTGGAAACCAGTTATACCTCACCATTGCAGGCGGCATTCCTGCTGACTGTTCGGTGGTCGTAAGCAATGTCAGTGGATCGCTGTGGTCGGGCTATAACTACGCCACCACCAACAGTTGGACCAATGTAAGCCCGGCGATTCATGTCAACCAGGTGGGATACATACCAGGCTTTCCCAAAAAAGCGATGGTCGGATACTACCTGGGATCACTTGGCGAACTGACCAGCATCCCCTCCACATATCATCTGATTGATGTCAGCAATAACATCGTTTTTTCTGGATCACTGACATCAAGGCCGGACGCTGGGTATTCGTATTCTCCAACTCCGTATCAGAAAGTTTACGAAGCTGATTTTTCTTCGTTCAACACTACTGGGCAGTATCGGCTATATGTTCCAACGCTCGGGTGCTCGTATCCATTTTGGGTGAACAACTCCGTATCGTCAGCCTTTGCGCGCACTTATGCCCTGGGAATCTATCATCAGCGCTGCGGAGCCAATCTGGACCTGCCATACACGCGCCATTATCACAATCATTGCCACACCAACCTTGCTTACATTCCAACCACCGAAACCGCCAAATCAAATTGGGTAAACGGAATCTTACAAGGCGAAGGTGATCTGGATTACATCTCGGACGTTTACTATCCGTATTTGAACACCAATAGATTCAACACCATCGGCGGGCATCACGACGCGGGAGACTACTCAAAATACACCACATCCGTTGCTGATTTCATTCACGAAATCATGTTCGCTGTGGACTCTTTTCCGGGGGTAAAAAATCTTGATAACCTTGGAATTCCAGAAAGCGGAGATTCCATCAGCGACCTGATGCAAGAGGCAAAGTGGGAAGCAGATTACCTGGCCAAAATGCAAGATTCGGACGGTGGGTTTTACTTCTTGTTGTATCCGACCAACAGCCAATACGAAGACGTGATCCCAGAACTTGGCAGCGGCCAGCACGCCATGCCAAAGAATACCGCCTGCACCGCCGCCGCTGTTGGGGCGCTGGCGGAAATCGCTTCCAGCCCAACCTTCAAGGCAACGTATCCGTCCACCGCCGCCAGCTATTTATCCAAAGCAAAGGCGGGATGGACGTTTCTTACCAACGCCTTCAACGCGCACGGTTACGCCGGTAGCTATCAAAAGCTAATGTTTCAAGGAGACATCTTCACTCACGTTGATGAGGTGCAATACGCGGCTACTGCGTTGTTTCTGGCCACATCCAATTCCTATTTTCACAACTTTCTAAAGACCAACTGCCCGACTCCGTACTCGTCGGTTAATCGACGATGGGGCTGGTGGAGTTGCTTTGGAAGCTATGGGGCTGCGTTCCGGCTTTACGCCTTTGCCACCAACTCGGGCCGAATGATCCCAGCAGACATCGACTTGTCCTACATGGAATCATGCCGCAACGAGTTGCGCGTCGCGGCTGCAAACAATAAGGCGTGGAGCGATTCGATGGCTTATGGCTCTAGCTTCAGCACTGAAAACAAGGGCATTCGATCTGGGGGATGGTTTTTTTCAAGTGAGTGGGCGCTGGATTCAGCCGTTGGTTACGCGCTCGACGGCCAAGCATCAGACCTGGATGTGATCTTGAAAAATCTGAACTACGAGATGGGGTGCAATCCGGTAAGCGTAAGCTTCTTGACGGGGACTGGGTATCGCCGCCAGCACGAGATTGTGCATCAGTACGCCAATAACGATGACCGCGACATGCCCCCCACTGGAATTCCTCTAGGAAACATTCAAGCCGGGTTTAGCTCCGACTATCAGTATCCATCTCCAGAGCGCGAGCAGATGAGCTATCCATCAGACAGCGCGGCATCGTCCCCTTTTTCTTACTATGATCGCTGGTCTGACACATTCAACGTAACCACGGAATGGGTGGTATCTCAGGCCGCAAAAAGCATGGCTGTGGCAGCTTACATGGCTGCGCTCAAAAGCCAGCATACGCAAGCATGGGTCAGCGTTCCTGCGACAATCTCGCTATCTTCCAATACGGTAATTCTTGGGACAACCGAAACAGCCATAGCCACCAACATTTACGGCATTCCAATGGATGGAGCGCTGACGGTGTGGGAGGTGGATGGCGAGCCAACCACGCTATCCAGTGTTCGCACACTGCGACCGGTAACAGCGGGAACGCATCGCATCGAAACAGAGTCTCTGCTTCCAGACGGCAGAAGACTGTTTGCGCGCACCAGCTTTACTGCTGTCGATGTTGTTACCAATAACATCGAAACGTATCAAAGCGCATCGCTTTCAAACAACGCAGCCGTGGTCGGGTGGTGGAAGCTGGACGGTGGCAACCTTACTGACCAGCGCGGGATTTCTTCCAGTGTAACGCTTAACGGGAACGCGGCCGCCGACAGCTCCAGCTTTATTTGGACCAATCGGCCAACCAGCGGAGCCGTTCGAGTGTTAGCCCTTGGAGATAATGTAAGCGTTTCGATTCCCAACAGCCTGCTTTCTGGCCAGACGAACATTTCCATCGAGGCGATGTTGTTCATCAAGGCATACAAGTTCCCAGGACAAGGGCACGCATCGCTGCTGGCGCTGGCCGGGCCGGGAAGCTACGAGCTTAATGTTTACGGCAATAGCCCGGATACATACCCGACCGTGGCTGGCACAGGCCACACTGTTGTAGCGCCCGCAACGATGGCCACGGCGGTAACCTTCGGGAAGTGGCAGCACTGGAAGCTGGCGCTCAATTCTACGGGTTACACATTCACAATCGACGGCAATGTGATCGGGACTTTTGCCAACGGAAGCGAGCTGGCTGGCTGGGGCAGCGGCGGAAACGCAACGCTTACGGTGGGAGATTTTGATGGCTGGGTAGATGAAGTAGTCATCAAGCACTGAAACCATGAAGACGACACAACAACTGATCGAATACATCAAATCCAGGCCCGGAATCACAAACCGGGAAATCCTGAAGAACTTGATCCGGCATAATGTTGGCGTGGGCGATGTGGAAAAAGCACGCGCCGCGCTGGCTGGACAACCATCAACTCCAGCGGCATCTCCGCGCAAGATTGGTCAATCCATCAACGCATTGATGGATCAGTTTGACGACGTAAAAAAAGTCAAACAGGCCATGAAGAAACTGCCGAAGGACTCGTTTGCCGAAGACGACGAGATGCGCCGGAATCTGCACATCGCCTACGACCGGTGGCGCACGGTTGCGCAACACCCGTCACTGGCGGCCTACCGGTTTACTCTGCCAAACCGAAAAGCGGTATGGATGCACCCGGAAGCACAAGAGAAAGTCACCGCAGCCATCAACCTTGACCAGCAATGAGCAAGCACATTTCAACGGTCATGCCGCCCACCGAAAAAGAGCGGCACTTGAAGGCCGAAATCGAGCGCCTATCCTCCGCGCTGGAAAACCGAAAGCGCGATTCGGGCAAGATTGCAGATGCAATGGCCGACGTGCTGGCGCATGTGGCGGTGGCAAAGCCTCCGAAGATCATCTTCTCACCGTCGAAAGACGCGATGGTGACTTCTCCCGTGGTTCACGCCGTCCACATTACCGACTGGCACATTGGAGAAGTGGTGTTGCCGGAGCACGTTGAGGAATTCGGCGAAGCCAACTACGAGAAAGCGGTTGAGCGTGTTGCCAAGCTTGGCGCCTCCGTGGTTGAAAAGACCAAGCTGATGCGCAACGCCTACACCGTGGATGAGTGCCACGTTATCGGCACAGCCGACTGGATTTCAGGCGACATCCACGAAGAATTGGTGAGAACCAATGAGTTCCCGGCGCCGGTTCAGGCGGTGCGCTCTGGATTCTTGCTTGGATCGTTCCTGGTTGGACTGTCAGCCCACTTCCCGATTGTCAGCGTGGACCTGATTACCGCCGGAAACCACGACCGGCTCACGCGCAAGCCGCAATCGGCTGATGGCGGGTTGAACTCGTGGGGGTATGTGGTATGCGAAATCGCCAAACAGCACGTCTCCGCCTGCAAAAACGTGCAAGTCAGGATTCACCACTCGCTGTCAGCCATCATCAACGTGGCCAACCAGAGGTATCTGATCGCGCACGGCGACGGCATCAAGGGAACATGGGGTATTCCATTCTACGGCATCGAACGCAAAAAGCAGAAGGAAGCAATGGCGCGCATGAACATGACGCCGGATAAGCACTTCGACAAAATTGTGATCGGCCACTTCCACACCGCGCTCAACCACGAGCACTGGCTTATCGGTGGATCGCTGTCGGGCACGACTGAGCACGACCATAAAGAGGGTCGGCACAGCCGCCCGCATCAAACGTCCTGGTTCGTGCATCCCAAGCACGGAGAATTTGATTGGACGAGGTGGTGGCTATGAAAGCTTACTACGCACATTGCAAACTCATTTACAGCAAGCCGCAAGAGGACAGGGACATCCTGGTACTCAAGCAGCTTGGATTTGATGCGGTCAACCCTTCGGCGCCTGAATACACCGAGCGATGGAATACGCTGGGCATGGACGCCAAGGACTTGTTCGCCCAAGAATGTGACCTGATTGCATTTCGCGCCACGCCTGGAGGTAAAATCCCCGCCGGTGTGTTCAAGGAGATTCAAGCTTTTCAAAAGCTGGGCAAACCGGTGATCGAATTACCGAGTTCGATTCTTAGTCGCGAGATGACTGTGGAGGAAACCCGCGAATTCTTGCGCGAAACTGGCGAGCGTTGACAAGTAACCCTGAATAACGGATAACACGCAAGCGGGTTGGCGCAGCCTGGTAGCGCAGTCGGCTCATAACCGAAAGGACAGCGGTTCAAATCCGCTACCCGCAACCACCCAACAAATGGACACTGCCACAATTCATGCCGCGATGGAAACCGCCAGTGGAAATCTTGGCGTTGCCGCCAAGTCGCTGGGGATGACCACGCTCAAGTTGAAAGATTTGATCCTGGCAGATGATGGTCTTAAACAGCGCTGGCGCATTTCTGGATTACGAGGCTCGGGATCACCTGGAGAACACTCTGTAATTCATCGACCTCCCGCACCACCAATGGTCGATGGCAAGTCGGTTAGTTCCGAGGAAGCGCAGAAGATCGCCAAAGCGTTGGAAGAAGAAGACGCGGCAGTGCGTTCCGGCCTGTTGAAAATGGGGGTTAGCGGAACAGGGTTGGAAATGGTTTTAGCCATGCAGCAGGTGCAGCGGAAGCATTTTGCTCGCTGCATTGAAATGGTTGGCGGCGGCATTACCAAGCAGGCCATCGACATCATGCTGGAGGTGGAGAAGATCAACAATCGCTTGTCCGACAGCGCAGTTCCTTTGGATGAGCAGGCTATGCTGCGCGAGGACCGGCGCGGGCTGTTGGACATTCTCGGCAAATACAAGGACAAGGTGGACAAGTCGGCGCTAATCCAGGCGATGGTAAAGAAAGTTGAAGCCGATGTGAAGGGTGGTGGAAAAGGAAGTCGCCACGGCAAACCGGGATTTGGGGTCTTAGTTCAGGGAGAAAGGGTGGAAATCCATGAGCACCCGCCCGGCAAGTGATCGTGATGATGCCCGCGCTTTAGCCGAGGCAATCGCCTTTGCTTTTCCCGAAGAAGAATTCGGGGAGGCTGACGCGCCGCCGCCGCCATCAACAACACCAATTGCGGCCCATGTATCCGGGTGGAATCCCGACCTTAACCCAACACAAAACAACATCTTTCACGATCCAACGCTGAACATCCTGGGTCATGCCGAAAAAGGGTCTGGGAAAAGCATCGGATTTGGTCACAAGATTGTTCGCCACTGTTACGAAAACGAAAACGCCCTGGCGTTAATCATTGCGCCATCCATGCGAACCGGCAATGAGGGCATTTGGTTCGATTTAGATACGCTCATCCTTCCACAGTGGCGCGACGGTATTGGGCTAGAATACACCGCCAGCAAGCTCGACCCGAATACCAAGGACCGGCATCGGTGGATACGCAACATGCACGGCGGCTGGAGCAAGTTGCTGCTCATGTCCATCATGTATCCATCTCAGGTGGAATCTCGGGTCAAAGGCCCGGCGCCGAGCCTGGCGTATATCGACGAGCTTACCAATTGCGAGGGCATCGAATACTATACCTACGTTGCAGCCCAGCTTGGTCGTCGTCGCGGCATCACTGGGCCACAGCAGTTCCTCGCATCCTGTAACCCTAAAGGACCTAGCCATTGGGTCTGGAAGCTATTCTTTGATGAAAAGAAAAATGATCCAGACTACAAGGTTTACCACGTTCCGATTAAGGAAAACCTGCATCGGCTTCCCAAGGGATATGTGGAACGACTGGAGAAGATTTTCAAAAGCGATCCAGTAGAGTCGGCTCGATTGCTAAACGGAGAGTGGATTGACCGACCCACCGGCGACGGGCTGTTTAAGGAGTATTTTGTGGAAGGCGTCCACATCAAGGGCGACTCGAAGCGCGGGCTTGGTCTTAAACCGCTTCCGGGATTCCCAATCCTTGTCGGATACGATTTAGGTCAGGTGTATTCGTCGGTGACGTTTCTGCAAGCTATACCCACCAAAGACGGTCGAGTGTTGTGGATTATTTTTGATGAGGTGGATCATCTCGGGGAGAAGATTTTATACAAAAATCTGGCCAGAAAAGTCATGGCAAGGATGCGTTTCTGGCGCGAGCTGATGGATTACGATTTTGCATTTGAGCACATTGCCGACGAAAGCGCAGTCAATCAATGGAGGCCCGGTGGCGAAGGCAGCTACGACGCCTGGGAATTTGAGAAAGAATACAACAAATGTGCTGCCGAGTTTGGCACGCGCAACATCAAGATCAAAGGCTGCCCCAAGGGAGCTGGCAGCGTCCCGGCCCGCGTCCGCATGGTGCAAAGCAAGCTGCATCAGGAAGAACTGTTCATTTCAGCCACCTGCCTGAACGCCAAAGACACCATGATGTATTTGGAGGCGGACAAGGATGATCCAGAAAAACCCAAACGCAGCAAGTTCCTGCACAAGTTCGACTCGTTAAGCTACCCCATGTTCAAGCTGGAGATGGGTGGCGGGATCACGCGCTTTTTGCCAACCGGAAAGGTGGCGCCAACCCTGATTCGATGTGGATGAATAGCCTGGAAAAATACATCACCGAGCAACAGCTCAACCCGGACATCGCCATGAATGAGTTGATGGAGGCGGGTTTGGTATCCGATAACGCCGTCAACCCTGCGGATGTTGCTAGCCGAGACTGCTTTGCGGCCTGCAAGTTCCTGGAGTTGTCGAGAAAAAACTTGCAGATGCGACCCGCGCTGTTACCCTGACTTGCGGATAACTACGCACGAATATGAACCCCACAATGACAAAAGACAAGATTTGCCTCGACTTGAGCGATGTGCCCGAGTTGGCCGAAAAGCTATCGCGCATGGAGGCGGGCGACTCCTTAACCGGCAGCTTTAAGGCAACGCTGGATGAGGCCAAGGATGGCATGGCCATGCTGTCCATCGAAGAAATCAAGATCAACGCGCCAAAGGCCAAGCCGGACGCTTCCAAGTCAACGGCCGTCAAGATGTTCAGCGAGGAAGCAGAGGACGGCGCCAAGGAGGAAGCATCAGCAGTCGCCGTGGAATAAGCGATGAGCGCGTGGCGCGCATCGAGTTGTGGTATCGCCAGTTCAGATTTGAGCAAGACTGGACTCGCGAGCGGTTTGAGCGCTTATGCCGTCAACTGCACTGCACCGCGCCAGAGCTGGGGGCGATGGTGGGTGTCAAAGCTAGGGAATTGAACGCATGTTTGCTACGCAACAAGTTTCCGCGCCCGGTAACCATCTTGCTGGCAATGGTGGATCAGGCTTTGGTGTGGATGGGAAGCGGCCTGCAAGGCCCGCCCATCGTGCCGCTGCATCTTTTGAGCCGTGCGAGCACGACTGGCTGTTTGTCGGAAGCTGCGCGTTCGTCGGAGACGAAAAAGCAAACACCGGTTTCTGCTGGCTCTGCAACACATACTCCACCTTCTACTTGCGACCATCACCCTGACTGACTTATGGCCATCGACTTTGATATTCTAAAAATGTGCGGCACAACCCGAGAGCGCCTGCGGGAGTTCTTCACCGCCAAAATGCCGACGGCGGCCAAGCAGTCAAAGCTAAGCCTTACGAAAGAAGGAAAGGCAGAGCTGAAGCGCATCAAGAGCGATGTCGAAAAGCGCCAGCAGTTTGAAAACATGATTGGAAGTTGGCTGCATGAAAACATTTACTATGCGCTGCAAAACCACCAAATGCACTCGGCGGTGGACATCGCCTGGGACAGCTCTCCCATCAACAAATACTCGTTGCCGTTGATGCAATTCGCGCAGGGGCGCATTGATGTATCTCGCGCAGAGACAGCGCTCAAGTCCGTTCCCAACGGAGAGAAGTACGTGCGTAAGAACGAATCCGGCCAGGTGGTTGGGATCGACATTCCAAAGTTCACAGAGATGAACGTGAATTTGGTGCGCAGTGTCATCACAAGGCGCGTGGCGGCTCAAACCGCAAAGTATGAGCTGTGGCCGTTTTTCAAGTATGAGTCTCGTGATGGCACCCAAGTTGGCCGCGTGCGCGCAGACATGACCAGCCAGCGCATGGACATCATGGCTGACCAGTACGGGTATTCCCCATTTCAGGAGCAGGTAAATCGCGACATGCTGCTTTATCCCAATGGCAGTTTTGCTTTTCCGCGTTGCGGATGGGAGCGCGATGTGCAGTGGCGCAAGAAGCCATTAGCCGAAGAATTGCGGTCAGACCAAATCGCCAAGGAGGCGGTCGTGGTGCGCGAGGGGGTGGCTTGGGTGAACCCACACCCCTCGCGAGTCTTTTACGATAACAACTACCCAGCGTCTTCGCTGAACACCGATACGGGTTGCGAGTATGTTGGTTTCTGGGATGTTGACCGGTGGGGCAACATTCGCCACAACCCCGACTATTTTAATCAGGATCGCGTAGCTTTCTCGGCAGATACAGCGGCGTGGTTTACTCACTACGCCGCATACTTCCAGCAGTTCTTTGATCGCATTTCCATTCCCGGAGTGCCGGATTCACCTGGGGATCGCAATGATCGCAAGAACAACGTGGGCCTGTATTCCGGAGGAGGTGATGATGTCTCTGCGTTTTTCAGTAACCTATGGGTAAAGGTTACACCAAAGAACTGGGGATGGGGTGAATACCCATACCCGATTTGGGTGCATTTGAAGTGCGCCGGTGACAACACCGTGGTTTATGCCGACATCATGCCGAGCGGTCCATGCGCCGTATTCCGCTTTAACTGCAACGACGGCCGATTGAACAACATCAGCATGGCGCACGAGCTGATGCAATATCAGGATCAGCTCACCAATCTTTACGGCCAGTTGCTACAAACAATCCAGGCCGACCTATTTGCTGTTGCGGTGCTGAACGAAGATGTTTTCCCGGAAGGCGCAGAGGGAGAGAATGTCAAAGAGGAATTCAAGAAGGTGATGAGTGGCAACGCCTGGCATACATCCATGCAGGTTTTGTCTTGTTCGTTTGAAAAACTGAGCCAGTTGCATGGCAAGGAAATTACGCCAGACATGGTGTTCAAGGTGGTGCGTAGCTCTCCCAATACCGCCATCACGGCAATCTTTGAAAGCATTGCGAGAGTGATTGCAATGGCCGAGAGATTGATGGTCTTGAGCGCTCACGAGCAGGGGCAGGCAGCGACGCACGAGATCAGCGCCACCGAAAGCAATCAAATCGCGACCAGCACTGACGCTATTTACAACTTCATCAGCGCGGCTATGGATCGCGGTAGGGCGGCCATGAAGCGCATCTGCTACGAGTCGTTGATAGCGTGCGCCACGGATGAGGTTCGGCTGCCGGTTTCCAAGCGTTACCCGAAAGACGTAATCGCCAAGGCTGGCTTTAAGCCGATGGATGAGGATGATTCTTCAGACACGGTGGGCTACATCACTGCGGTAGGGAAAAAGCAATCGCTAGTCCACGACTACATCTTCACCAGTCGAGATGGTGGAAATCGCGCTTCAAATACGGCGGCCGCCAACGCGCTGGTTCAGCTTATTACCCCGTTTGTCACCAGCAATCCTTCGGCGCAAAACGCCATTCTGTCTGCGATGGGCAAGGAAAAGCTGTTTGAAATTATCAACTCCGTGTTCCGGCTGGCCGATGCCGGAGTCGATTTGAATTTGGAGCTAAAGCCCGGCGACGACGACAACCTGCTGTTGGAAGATAGCCAGCAAGTCATGCAAATTTTGCAGCAACTCGCAGTGAGCGTTAAACAAAACACCGCTGATATTGCGCAATTCAAACAAGCAATGGGCATGGCGCAACCGCAACCAGCCACTCCCGGAGCGTAACCAAAACAACACCGAAACCACATGCTAAGCAAATATGTGAAGCGGTGGCTTGCGCCTGATGGCGCTCCAGCCACCCCACCAACACCACCGACAGAACCAGCCACTCCGCCACCGGCAGAACCACCGGCTGAACCTCCCGTAACTCCACCGGCTGAACCGCCGCCACCGGCGCCAGAGCCTCCAGCCGAGCCACCCAATGGGGCGGATGATCCACTGCTGGAATCATTGCTGAAAGGCTACAAGGGCGAAGAAGGTGAGCCTGTTGTCGAGCCTGCGCCCGAACCTCCGCCCGCGCCCACTGCGCCGCCTGCGCCAGAACCCCCACCCGCGCCGCCAGCACCGCCTGCGCCGCCTGCCAAAAAAGCAAAGAAGACAATTCTTCCAGAAGAAGAACCAGATGTCACAAAGCCAACCCTGCCACCAGCGACGCCGCCATCGGCGCCAACGCCAGCCTTACCAGCGGCGGAAGATGATGCAGCCTACATTGCTGGGCTGACGGATGAGCAGCGCGATGAGTTGGCCGAGGCTGAATTTGCGGCCAAGCTAAACCCGGCGAAATACAAGAACCGGAAAAAAGAGCTGTTGGACTACTACAAGCGCGTTGATGCCGTGGCAACCAAGGCCATTCAGGAGCATGGCGACGACAGTGGGTTCAACGTCATGGAAGACCCTGAATACAAGCGCACGCTTTCTTCCAAGCCAAGAATGGAGGCGGTCGATCAGCGGCGCATCTTGCGGGCAATGGGTGCCGAAGAAGGTGCGCGCAAGGCCAAGGAAGAAATCACACCCGAGGTTCAGGCCATCAAGCGAAACCAGGACGAGATGGCGCTTGCCCCGAAGCTTTCAACGGTTTCCGACAACTTCGCCAAGGCAACGGAAGAAATCCTTTC